GTTGAGTGATGAGTAGGCACGCAGGGAATTCCCAAAAAGGGCTAATGCGTTGCTACAAATGACCGTTCCCTATTGAGATAGGGAATAAGAAGGGTGAAGAAATAAAAAAACCCCACCGAAGTGGGGTTAGGAATGTAAAGCTGGTTTTGTTATACGATAGCATCAGGCAACTTAGGCAACATAGCCGACACTTGACGAAGTAAGTCTAAGTCAGCAGTATTTTTGATCTGCTTGACCACGAGCCCACGCAACTCATTGAGCTCATTTTTGACCGCTTTGTCAGTATCAGCATTTCTACGCTTCATCTCAGCCTTAACTACATTAGCCTTGCTGAAATTGTCCTGATTCTTGTAAGCCACAAGAAGATCAACTAACTGATCGTCATCTAGCTTGCCAAGCATTTCAACCTCAGCTTTACGCTTTTCACTCATCTTCTGAGCACTAGCAGACGGAGCAGAAGGTTTTACAACATCAGGCATTTCTTTCTGAGTCCTGCGAATGGCACGTTCCCAAGCCTTCTGAGCAGACTCCTCAGACGCATGAGAATTGAAAGCCATATACTTACGCAACCAAGTAGCCCGAATAGTAGTCCACTTTGCATAAGTGCAAGGCACGCCAGCATCAGGCAGTAATACTTTGCCGAGTATCAACGCTGAACGTTGAACCCCGTCATCACCCTCTGCAATGGTAGCTTCGCCATCACTAAACAATTCGACAGCAACGTCTAATTGTTGAGCATCACTTAATTGAACAACGTATTCAGCCTTTGGGGCTTCAACGATTTGAACTACAACTTCACTAGATAATGCAGTATTAGCCTTAGGCATAATACATTCTCCTCTGACACAAGTTAATGGATTAGGTGAATAGTGTCATCTCCACCATGATTAAAGTATAGCACAACTGACAGGAAAGAGTAGGAATTATACAGGACATAGTAGGATTATCCTAGCATGATTGAGCCTTGCAACATTGGCTAAAAAAATTTCGTTCTCACTTCGTAGATATAGATTAGTTAATCAAACTGTGTTGAGCCCAGAGGAAATCCAGATAGCACTAGACCCACTGGGGTGGCACCCACCAAACACAGAGAAGGGACTCTATACACCAGATATACACAATGATGTGCACAATAGATACAGCAAAATTAATTTTTAATACCAGGCCCCCTACCCCCATCGTTTTCTCAAGAACCAATTGATACCTATAAGTATAAAAAAGGCCCCCCTATTGATACCTATAGGTACCATACCCCCCATAGTATTTTTTTGTGGTATTATTCTTTTATGCTGCAACGCAGCAATTAACTAAGGAGAAAACTATGTTTGATTTTGAAAAACAATATAAGCAGTACGAAGAGTTGGCAGAGCGCATTAAAGAAGTAAATGAGTTCTGGATTAATTCGGTGCTAAGCGCAACTAAAGAATTTTTCAAAGTAGCAAAAAGCAAGTAATATTAAGTGGGGCAGTTAAGCCAACACAGAAGGATGTAGCAAGCTAGGGTTTTTTTGGCTTTCCACTTAGCGTGTAGCAGCTACCAAATTCTTGCCCCATATTTATTTTTTGGTATATACTCGGTGCCATACGTAACCTTACAAACCGGGTCACATGCAAATACCTATCGAGCCAAACCTCGACAAAGAAATACCAACTATCGCCCAGCCACAACGGGGTGATACTCTAGAACAGCGTGCAAAGATCGCTGCTAATACCGCATTGACTCTGCGAGAACTAGGCATGGACGACGACATCTCGGAAGAGGAAGCGGCCAAAGCTAAAGAAATGTTCGCCCAAATTGAGCCAGGCAAAGAAACTAAGACCCACCCAAAGCCACAAGAAAAGGCTTTAAAGCAAACTGGGGTAGCCTTAGCGCTATCTGGCTATATAAATGAGTATGAAAAACAAGTAGTTGCAGACAAAGTCCAGGTTAGAACCATTGTTGTAAACCGCTTAATGGAAATTTCTAAAGATGAGGACAACAAAGTTGCGCTTAAAGCGTTAGAGTTATTAGGCAAAGCTTCAGATCTGTTCACTGACCGCAGTGAAATCACGATTACCCATCAAACTTCAGACGAACTGAAGGCCGCAATCAAAGAACGCATTAACCAATTGATGCAGGCAACTCAAATAAATAAGAAAACCAAGACCGAATCACGTCTAGACATGTTAAAAACCGTCACCGACGTAGAAGCGACAGAGGTTATTGATGCCGACGACTCAAAGTAAGGCTCCAAAAGCGAAGCTTGACTCAAAAGAGTTGAGTTTTTTGCTGCAAAACCTTGATTCTTTGACTGAATCACAGCTAAGAGTCCTTAAAGATCAACTAGATACGACGGTTGACGCAGTTGAGAAAGAGAATTGTCAGGAAAGTTTTATGGATTTTGTCCATAAAGTATGGCCCAACTTCATTGATGGGGCACACCATCAGGAAATGGCCCAAGCGTTCGAAAGGGTAGCTAATGGTGAATGTAAACGCCTTATTATTAATATGCCTCCTCGCCATACTAAGTCAGAATTTGCTAGTTATTTACTCCCAGCGTGGTTTTTGGGCAAGTTTCCTAAGAAAAAGATTATTGAGACCGCTCATACAGCGGAGTTGGCAGTTGGCTTTGGACGTAAAGTCCGTAACCTTGTGGATTCCGAAGTTTATCAGTCTATCTTCCCGGGAGTTGGACTACAGACTGACTCTAAAGCTGCTGGGCGGTGGGCAACAAACCAGGGGGGAGACTATTTTGCTATCGGTGTGGGAGGCGCAGTTACGGGTAAGGGCGCAGATATCCTCATTATTGACGACCCTCACTCAGAACAAGAAGCAACCATAGCCGAGAACAACCCAGAGGTGTACGACAAGACGTACGAGTGGTATACATCAGGTCCTCGTCAGCGTCTGCAGCCAGGTGGCGCTATTATTATAGTTATGACCCGGTGGTCTAAGCGTGATTTGACTGGTCAAGTAGTAAAAGCAGCGCAGCAAAGGTCTGGTGAGCAGTGGGAAGTCATTGAATTTCCTGCAATTTTGCCTGATGACGAGCCGTTGTGGCCGCAGTTCTGGAAACTGTCTGAATTAGAAGCGTTAAGGAACGAATTGCCTAACGGCAAGTGGATGGCGCAGTATATGCAGCAGCCGACCTCAGATGTATCGGCTATTGTTAAGCGTGAATGGTGGAAACACTGGGAACAGGACTATCCGCCGATGTGTGAGTTCACTATCCAGTCATGGGATACGGCCTTTTTAAAGACGCAGCGCTCAGACTATTGCGCTTGTACTACATGGGGTGTGTTTTATGCACCTAACGATAGGGGGGTAGATGTCGCCAACATTATTTTGCTTAATTCGTTTAAAAAACGCATGGAGTTCCCAGAACTCAAACAAAAAGCCTTCGACGACTTCAAAGAGTGGGAGCCAGACTGCCTCATTGTTGAAGCAAAAGCCTCCGGAGCACCGCTAGTTTTTGAATTGCGTCAAATGGGCATACCTGTACAAGAGTATGTCCCAAGTAAAGGCAGTGACAAGATCGCTCGTTTAAATGCATGTGCAGATTTGTTCGCATCTGGTAGAGTGTGGGTACCTGCAACTGCATGGGCAGAAGAATTAGTAGAAGAAGTAGCAAGTTTTCCGTCGGGTGAGCATGACGACTTAGTGGACTCGATGACCCAAGCAATGTTAAGATTCAGACGAGGCGGGTTTATTCAGCTCGATTCGGACGAGCCAGATGATATTAAAGAATTCAAAAGTAGACGCAACAAGGGCTACTACAACGTATAGGTAAACAACTATGGCAATTGATAAGTCACTTTCACAAGCCCCAATGGGATTGGATGCAATTAACCTTGCGGACATGGAGAACACAGAACCAGACATGGAGATCACGATTGAGGATCCTGAGTCTGTTGAGCTCGATATTCATGGTCAACCAATCCTTAGAATTGAAAAGGGTGAAGATGAAGAAGGCTTTGACGATAACTTAGCTGAATATATTGATGAAGGCGAGCTTGCACAATTAGCTGGTGACTTAGTTGGTGAGTTTGAAGAAGACGTAGCATCTCGTAAAGACTGGATGCAGACTTATGTAGATGGCTTGCAGTTGTTAGGTATGACAATTGAAGAGCGTACAGAACCATGGGAAGGCGCATGCGGTGTGTATCACCCATTGCTCTCCGAAACACTAGTTCGCTTCCAAGCAGAAACAATTATGGAAACGTTCCCAGCAATGGGCCCAGTTAAAACTGTAATTGTTGGTAAAGAAACACAAGAGAAGAAAGATGCAGCAGAACGTGTAGCTGATGACATGAACTATCAGCTCACTGAGAAGATGAAAGAATTCCGCCCTGAGCATGAGCGTATGCTTTGGGGCTTGGGTCTGTCTGGTAACGCTTTTAAGAAGGTGTACTACGATCCAGCAATCGGCCGCCAGGTATCACTATTTGTTCCTGCGGAAGATTTGGTTGTCCCTTATGGCGCTTCAAACTTAGAGTCATCCCCACGTGTAACCCATGTGATGCGCAAGACCGATAACGAAGTTAAGAAGCTAATGTACGCCGGCTTTTGGCGTGACGTTGATCTAGGCGAGCCAGTAGATTCATTCGACGAAGTCGAGAAGAAGATTGCTGAGAAGATGGGCTTTAGAGCCACCGTTGATGATCGCTATAAGATTTTAGAAATGCAGGTTGATTTAGACCTGCCGGGTTACGAAGATGTGGATGATGATGGAGAACCCACCGGCATTGCTCTGCCGTATATCGTGACTATCGACAAGGCGACTAGCAAAGTTCTAGCTATCCGCCGTAACTGGAGACCCGAAGATGAGCATAAGAAAAAACGTTCGCACTTTGTGCACTATGGTTACATTCCCGGTTTTGGCTTCTATTGCTTTGGTCTTATTCACCTCATCGGCGCATTTGCTAAATCAGGAACTTCAATCCTCCGCCAGTTGGTTGACGCAGGAAGCTTGTCAAACCTTCCGGGAGGTTTCAAAGCACGGGGTATGCGAGTCAAAGGCGATGACACGCCGATTGCACCGGGCGAGTGGAGGGATGTAGACGTACCTGCTGGCACGATGCGTGATAACTTCTTGCCGTTGCCGTATAAAGAGCCAAGCCAAGTATTAGCTGCTCTGATGGATAAGATTATTGAAGAAGGCCGTCGCTTTGCTAGCGCAGCTGACTTACAAATTTCTGACATGAGTGCTCAATCACCTGTTGGAACAACACTAGCAATTCTGGAGCGTACATTAAAAGTAATGTCCGCTGTACAAGCCCGCATCCACTACTCATTTAAAGAGGAGCTTCGGTTACTTCGAGATATCATTCGTGATTACACTCCAGATACCTATAGTTATGTCCCCGTAGAAGGACGCCCTGGAGCTAAGCGCTCTGACTATGACAACGTTGACGTGATACCAGTTAGCGATCCAAATGCTGCAACAATGGCACAAAAGATTGTTCAGTACCAGGCAGTACTGCAACTGGCTCAGGGTGCTCCACAAATTTACAACTTACCTAAGTTACATCGTCAGATGCTTGACGTGCTTGGCATTAAGAATGCAAACCAATTGGTTAAGTTACCGGAAGACCAAAAACCAGCTGACCCAATCACCGAGAACCAAAACGTTCTCATGATGAAACCAGTTAAGGCTTTCTTGTATCAAGATCATCAGGCACACATTACTGTGCACATGTCTGCTATGCAAGATCCAAAGATTATGCAGCTCATTGGGCAAAACCCAAATGCGCAGGCTATGCAGTCTGCTATGCAAGCTCATATTAATGAGCATATTGCTTACGAGTATCGTAAACAAATGGAAGCAGAAATGGATCTTGATTTGCCATTCCAACCAGAAAACGAAGACGACGAGCAAATTGGTATTCCACCAGAAATCGAAGTCCGTATTTCTCAGATGGCTGCTAAAGCAGCTTCTGCATTGTTACAACGTGACACCCAAGAAATGCAAGCTAAGCAAGCTCAACAGGCCCAGCAAGATCCAATCGTTCAAATGCAAATGCAAGAACTCCAGCTCAAAGCGCAGGAAGTTGCGCTCAAGCAGAAGAAGATTGCTGTTGATGCTGCAGGTAAAGCCGACCAAATTGAGATTGAGAAATCTAGAATTGAGGCTCAGAAAGAAATTGCAGCTATGCAGGTTAGCGCAAAGGCTCAGGCTGACAAGATGAATCTGGCTTCTAAGCAAGCGCTTGAAGGCGCAAGAATGGGAGTTGATATAGCCAAAACTAAAGATCAACTTCGTGTACAAGAAAAGATGCAACAAACCCGTAGCAAAGACGTTTCTAAGGAAGAAAAGGCTAAAGAATAATGTTCGATAAATACCTCGACCATTTAGTCCAAAAACTAAATGAGCAGATTAGAAGTCTGGAAGAGAGTTTGGGTGGCGGCGCAGCCAAAGACTACGCTGAATACCAATACGTGTGTGGACAGATTAAAGGTCTACTGACTGCACGCCTTGAAATGAGTGACCTTAAACAACGACTGGAGAACTCTGATGAGTGAACTAATTATCGGCTCAAACCCCGATAGTAGAGAAATAGTAATAACCGATGCACTTGGCAACCCAATGCCAAAGATCAATAGGGAAGAAAATATCCCTCTTGAAGACAGAGCTAAGCAACTTCCGACACCATCGGGATACCGCATTCTGTGTGCAATTCCTGAAGTAGAGCAGCAGTTCGAAGGTACTGACTTATATAAGCCTGACGAATTAATGAAGAAGGACGAGATTTTATCTACGGTTTTATTCGTAGTAGAACTTGGCCCTGACTGCTATAAAGACGAAAAACGATTCCCTAATGGCGCATGGTGTAAACCAGGTGACTTCGTTTTAGTACGCCCAAATGCTGGTACTAGACTCGTAATTCACGGGAAAGAGTTCCGGATTATCAACGACGATACGGTAGAAGCGGTGGTCCAGGACCCTAGGGGAATTACTCGTAAATTCATATGAGAACACAAGCTCAAAAAGAATCTCGGCGTAAATACGAAGCTAGCGAAAAGGGTAAAGCTGCTAAGCAACGCCACGAAGCCGCTTATAAAGCGTCTGGTGGTAGAGCCAAAACAGAACAGCGCCGTTCAGAAAAGCCCGTATCCCAAGCTAGAAAAGCCGCAAGACTAAAATGGGCCAAAGCAAATAAAGATTACTTTACTGCTAGTAGATCTTTTAGAAGGTCATTAGAACGAGAGTTATCCGAATTTGACCGGTTTGTTTTACTAGAAGCGGTTTCCTTAGCTAGATTACGTGAACAAATGGTTGGCGGTAAGTGGCATGTCGACCATATTATTCCTGTATCTAAAGGAGGTACATCCTGTGCTATTAATCTACAAGTAGTCCCTGCCGAATGGAATAGACGTAAATCAAATGTCCATACCAATCGGTTTTTTAATTAAAAAGGAGCCCCAAATGGCTGATTTTGAAAAAGAAGATTTTGAGTTCCCTGACGAAGCAGCTCCTAAAGCAGAAGCAAAAGCAGAAGCCGAAGAGTTTGAGTTTATTGTCGAGGACGACACCCCAGAAGAAGACCGTGGCAAGCAACCAATGCCAGAAGAAGTGGTCAAAAAGCTAGAAGTAGCTAATGAAGACGAAGAAGAACTAGACCTTAAAGCGCAAAAAGAGCGCTTAAAGCAGTATAAAAAGGTCTGGAACGACGAGCGTCGTGCTAAAGAAGCGGCTATGCGTGAGCAACAAGAGGCTATTGCATTGGCACAACGGTTCGTTGAAGAGAACAAGCGCCTTAAAGCAGTGCTTAAAAACGGGTCTGAAGAGCTTACTGAGAGCTATAAAGTTGCTGCTAAAGCCGAAGTCCAAGAAGCAAAACGTGCTTATAAAGACGCAATTGAGTCTGGCGACTCCGACAAAATGGCTGAAGCACAGTCTGCTTTGATGGAAGCGCAGATTAAATTAGACAGCGCCAACAAATTTAGACCAAATATTTCTTTACAATCAGAAGAAAATGCGGTACAAAGTCATCAAGTAGAGCAACAGCGTCCTAAGGTTGACCCCAAAACTCAGTCTTGGTTGGATGAAAATCCTTGGTATGGTTCCAAAAAAGCCATGTCTAACTTTGCTGTTGGTGTACATGAAGAGCTTATTGATGAGTATGGCACAAATGTTGTGGGTACTGACCAATATTTCAAGCATATCGACAAAACGATGCGCAAAAAGTTTCCAGAGTATTTTGAAACCCTGGAAGGTAGTCAAGCTGAGCCAGAGAAGGAGTCCCAAACGGCCCCTGCAAAAGCGAAGCCAAGTACGGTTGTAGCTCCGGCGACCCGCTCAACGTCCTCCAAACAAGTACGACTGAAGCAGTCACAAATGGCCTTAATCAAAAAATTAGGTCTAACACCCGAGGTATATGCCCGTGAACAAAACAAATTGGAGGCTTCAAATGGCTGAAAACAGATTGACCCGTGAATTAGATACTCGTAATACAGTAGAGCGCCCCACGCATTGGGCACCTCCTGAGCTCTTGCCTGAACCAGACAAACAGGCTGGATATGCGTATCGTTGGATTCGTGTCTCGTCATTAGGTAACGCTGACCCACGTAATCTTTCAGCAAAACTGAGAGAAGGTTGGGAACCGGTACGGATTGAGGAACAACCCAAGTTTCAAATGCTAGTCGATAACAATAGTCGTTTTAAAGACAATATTGAGATCGGCGGTTTGTTGTTATGCAAGACTCCTGAAGAGTTTGTGAAGCAGCGTAATGAATATTACAGCAACCAAGCACAAGCCCAAACGGATTCTGTTGACAACACTCTTATGCGCCAAAGTGACCCAAGGATGCCGCTTTTTAACGAGCGTAAATCTACGACTAGCTTTGGTAAAGGCAGTTAAATTTTAATTTTAGGAGTTTTATAAATGGCTTATCCAACCATCTCAGCTCCCTACGGCTTTAAAGCTATTAACCGTTATGACGGCATGCCATATGCTGGTGCTACTCTTCAGTACCCAGTCACTTCTGGCCAAGCAATCTATTACGGCGACACAGTTAAAATAGTCGATGGGGGCACAGTATCACGCTCTGGCGCAACAACTTCAGGTACTATTATTGGTGTATTTACTGGTTGTCAGTATGTTAATTCATCTGGCCAAACAGTTCAGGCACAATATGTACCAGCCTCAGGCGTAACTAGTCCAATCGCTTATGTTGTAGTAGACCCAGTTGCTGAATTTAAAGTAGCTGTAACAACTACTGGTAACACAACTGTAGTGACTGGCGCTAATAGCACTATCGTAGGTACAAACGTTGCACAAACAGCATGGGCAGCAGGTTCAAGCGCTACTGGTGATTCTATCGCCGCTATCGTATTGCCAGCTAACGGTGCCGGTAACGCAACAACATTACCTTTCCGTGTTGTAGCTGTTGTTCCTGACACTGCATACGCTAACGCAACTGGTACGATCTTCTACCCAGAAGTAATCGTTAAAGTTAACACAAGTACACAACAATTACTGGCTGACACCGGTGTGTTGTACACAGCTTAAGGAGCGAATTAAATGGCTATTTCTCGTGCACAACTATTAAAAGAGCTCCTCCCAGGTTTGAACGCTTTGTTCGGACTTGAGTACGCTCGCTACGGCGAAGAACACAAAGAAGTTTATGAAACAGAATCTTCTGAGCGTTCTTTTGAAGAAGAAACAAAATTGTCTGGCTTTAGCGCTGCCCCAGTTAAAAACGAAGGCTCCGCAATCGCTTATGACAATGGTCAAGAAGCATGGACAGCTCGCTACAACCATGAGACTATCGCTCAAGGTTTCAGCTTGACTGAAGAAGCAATTGAAGATAACTTGTATGACTCTTTGTCTGCTCGTTATACTAAAGCGCTTGCTCGTTCCATGGCTTACACCAAACAAGTTAAAGCTGCTGCCGTTCTAAACAACGGTTTTAGCTCTAGCTACACTGGTGGCGACGGCGTTTCTTTGTTCAACGCTAATCACCCATTGGTTTCTGGTGGTGTTAACAGCAACATTCCTACAACCGCAGCAGACTTGAATGAGACTTCTTTGGAAGCCGCTGTTATTCAAATCAGCTTGTGGACAGACGAACGTTCGCTCTTAATCGCTGCTAAACCACGTAAGTTAATTGTTCCTCCATCACTACAGTTCGTTGCAACTCGCTTGCTCGAAACTGAATTGCGTGTTGGTACAAACGACAACGACATCAACGCATTGAAAAACAACGGTTCAATCCCAGAAGGTTACGCAATTAACCACTTCTTGACCGACACCAATGCTTG